ATGGAGGGTTAAATATGACGAATGAACTACAAGCTTTTGAATCTCTCAGTAAAGAAGAGATCATGAAAATGACGGGTCAGGATGATGACTCACAAATGGGTTCAGGAATTTTACCAAGATTGTCCATAAACAAATTAGCCGAGGATGATGACGGAAACGTTTTGCGTCCAGGAGTTTACACAATCTATGATCCTGAATCTGAAAAAAAAGTATATAGCTTGAAGGATAAGCCTGTTATTTTCAGGCCTTTTATAAACGCCTATCAGTATATGCAATACGATGCTGAAAACAACAACTATTCATGCACATCAGTTATCTTTAAATCGTGGAAAGATGATCCCATTGATTCTAAAGGTGGCGTTAGATGTGGAAAGGTTATAGGAAAAGACAAGAATCAATTGTCAAAAGCTGAACTGGATAATCAACGTGATACCAAGTGCTATCGTTTAGTGTATGGCTTATTGTCAATGGACTGTACAACGGCTGATGGTCAACCCACATCCATAGAGGATGTGCCTATTTTGTGGCGTGTAACAGGAACAAATTTCAAGCCTGTTGGTGAGTCCCTAAAAAGCCTAAAAAGCCGTGGCAATCTTATGCAAAATCATTTTCTTAACTTAACGTCCAATCGAAGAAAAAGTGGAGACACCGTGTGGTATGTGTCAAAAATTTCAATTGAAAATAAGACAGTTAAGTTCACGAAAAAGGATCTGGAAACTATGGATTTGTTTACTGACCTTATTACTGATGAAAATAAACGAGTATCCGATGCCTACCACAAGGCAAACGATAAGAAAGAGACAGATAAAATTACTGAAAAAGTAATTAATGATCTTGAAGACGACCCTGCTACTATCCTTGCATCCTAATGTCTAGCTCTATATTAAACAGAGTTCAGATGTTCCTTACAGAGGCCAATACGGCCTCTGTACAGGTTTCTAGCACTATCATTCAGGAATTTGGGGAGGCGTGTAAAGCAGCTTTTAGAAGACAGTTTACGGATAAACGAGATAATAAATTTAAAATAAGAATGTCGAGTATCGGTAGACCATTGTGCCAACTGCAAATGGAAAAAATGGGAAAGGAACGAGAGCCTCTTCCATACAATGCAAAAATGAGAAATCTTTTTGGGGATATGATTGAAGCTGCAGCCATTGCCATCTTAAAAGCATCTGATGTTAAAATTGATGAAAAGCAAAAAAGAGTAAAGTATAAATTCAATGGAGATGAAATTGATGGAACATACGATGTCAAGATTGAAGGTAGAATATGGGATATTAAAAGTGCATCACCAATGTCCTTTGACTATAAATTTGGGGATAGAGGAGGGTTTGACGCACTTTTAAAGTATGATGACTTTGGGTATGTTACTCAAGGGTACTTGTATTCAAATGCGGAAGAATGTGACTTTGGTGGGTGGATTGCCATTAATAAGTCAACGGGGGAATGGTGCATAACTGAAACTCCCATAGCTGACGGTGAACATAATAAAAATGCCATTCAAAAAGCAAAGGATAACATCGAGGCATTAAAGACTAACGCACCGTTTAAAAGATGCTTTACGGATACGGAAGAGTATTTTTACAGAAAGAAAACAGGAAATAGGGTGTTGAAATCAACTTGTGGATTTTGTTCCTATAAGAATGCATGTTGGGGTGATGAGATACAATATCTGCCACAACAACAATCAAAAGCCCTTGATCCTAAATTTGTTTGGTATACTAAAGTAACAAACCCTAGAGTAGAAGATGAGAACTAAAAGCAAAAAAGCTAAAGGCAGACGATTGCAGAACTGGGTTCGTGATGAGCTGCTGAAACTGTTTCCCAAATTGACAGACAATGACATTATATGTGCCATTATGGGAGAGAGAGGAGTGGATGTTAAGTTATCAAACAAGGCAAAAAAACTTATTCCCTTTTCTATTGAATGCAAGAACCAGGAAACATTTAAAAAAATATACAAGGATTATGATCAATCAGTATATAATTCAAAAAATAAAGAGGAGCCAATTGTATTCATAAAAATGAACCAACGAGATCCTCTTGTTGTATTTGACGCTGTATGTTTTTTAAATTTTATTAGGAGTAAAAATGGAAGATGGAGTAGATAAATTAAATTTTATAACGATTGCAGTTCATCCTGCAAAAGATGGATTTGCTTGTTTAGTACTGGAAAAAGACAACCCCCCATTAACACAAGACTACCATATTGCCTTGACAATCGCACATGGAATGGTTAAAATGGCATTGGATCGGCCTGATATTATATTTGATGAAGGTGTGGATGCTATGTCAAACCCATCTCCAAATAAATTTATTGACATTAAAGAAGTAATGCTTAACAAGAAAAGGAAGTTGCACTAATGAGTACACATTTAATTATACCAGATCCCCATGTTAAAATGGGAATATCAAACGATAGATTTATTTGGGCGGGAAAGTTCGCCCGTGAATTGAAACCCGATGTCATAATTTGCCTGGGAGACTGGGTGAATATGGATTCCCTATCCCATTTTGACAGAGGTAAAAAAGCTTTTGAAGGAAGGAGATATAATAAGGAAATAGAACATGCGGAAGAGGCATTGGATAACTTTAGTCACTATCTGTACACGAAAAAACCCAGAAAAGTTATGTTAGGAGGAAATCATGAATATCGTATTACGAAATTTGTAAATGATAATCCAGAACTAGAGGGAAAATTAAGTGTTCAGGATATTCCATTTAAAGCATACGGATGGGAGTATCATGATTATGAAATTCCTGTGGAAATTGATGGTGTACTATATTGCCATCATTTTGCTAGTGGTATATTGGGAAGACCTATAAGTGGTGATAACATAGCTTCAGGGTTATTAAAAAAGAACCATCAGTCAACAACAGCAGGACATTCGCATTTATTTGACTATGCCGTTCGTTCCATGATAAATGGCAAAAAATTAATGGGATTGAATGCAGGATGTTACTTGAATCATAAGGAATCATTTGCAAAAGGAACACAGCATCTGTGGACTAGTGGTCTTGTTGTTAAAAGAAATGTTAATAAAGGAGAATATGATTTGCAAACAATTAATATTAAGGAGTTGAAAAAAAGATATGGATGAGTATAAAGATTATAAATTAAGAGGAAAAGTTCATGCACCATTCAGTCCATTTATAATGGAATTTGATATGCCCACGCCTTATGTAGACATGTTAAATGTATATGGGGATAAGATATCTGCTAGTGATAAAAAATCAAAGCAATTAGATTGGTCAGATAATCTTGTAGGTAACGTTAAACAAGAACATAAAATTGAAGACCATATATGGCATCAAAAACCTCATGAAACGTTGCCTACATTTTTTAATTGGGTAGGGCATTGTACTAATATGTATGTTCGAACAAAACTGAATGCTGATGGTGATGCTTTGGATAAGGAAAAAGCTGAACAAGGAATTAAAAAAGTTATGTTGCATAATAGTTGGCTTGTTAATTCCATAGCCGGTGATTTTAATCCTCCTCATATGCACTATGGAATGCTTTCAGCTGCGGGTTGGCTTAAGATGCCATCATCCGTTGAAAAAGATGAGGAACGAGAACATGCAGGATGGATTGAATTTATATATGGAACACCTGTAATGTTTATTGATCCTAAGTATCCTGTAAAACCTGCAGTAGGAAAAATATATGTATTTCCAGCTTGGTTATTGCATGAAGTGTATCCTTTTAGAGGTGAAGGTTTAAGAAGAACGATATCATTTAATTTAAGTTTTGAGATGTAATATGGAAAAGACAAAAGAATATTTAGAAAAAGCCAATGCATTAATTGCAGGAGACAGAGAAAAAGATTATGGAGACAAGGTTCATAATCATAACAATATTGCCAGGTTATGGTCAGCGTATTTAGGCACAGAAATTACAGCACATGATGTTGCTGTAATGATGGTGTTATTAAAAATAGCTAGAACAAAACTTGGAGAAATTAGCGAAGATACTTATATAGATATGTCTGCATACAGTGCCATAGCAGGTGAGATAAAGTTCAAGGAACCTAAAAAAGAATCAGAAGGAGAGCGAAGAGGAAGAGAAACATTGGAGTATATTCAAAAATTAAATAAAAAAACACAAGGAGAAAAAAGTGGAACATAATTTTATTATTACAGACAAACAACTACAAACTATACTACGATATCTATTTACAAAACCATATCAGGAAGTGGCGACATCCATACAAATTTTAGGAGCATTGCCAAAGCTTGACCCAAAGATAAGCCCTAATTTTGTCAAAGCTCCGGACAAAAAAAATGACACCAAGTCCTAAAAAAAATGAAGCCATTCTTTTCAGTACTACAGTGTCAATTAATAACAATGGTAATTTAATAACGAGGCATAAATCAGTGCCCCCGGATAAAGTCTTACATAGTCTTGGTGATGATTATTACGCCCATCTTATCTGTGCAATCGTTCGGCATTGCAATTCAGATTCCCACTATTTTGATGAACAACTAGACAGTCTCTTGAAGACCTTTTGATTTCGTCATCAATCCATTATTCTGTTCTACTATCGATCCTGTTGGTTCTATTGGAGATAGATTAGTCATCGCCATAGCATCCGACATGGGTGTGGGAACTTTTATATCTTCTGGTGGAACTGGTGGTGGGGCTGTTGGTTGTACTGAAGGGGTAGTATCGTCCGCTTTTAATGGTGTTTCCGGAACTCTAGTTCGTTCTGCCATAAGGGCTGTTGTCATTGGTTTTTTATCTGCACTTACCATTCCTGCCATATTTCCAAATTCATTTACAAGCTGACTAAAATGCACGTCTTTCAGGGAACTTATTAACTCCCCTATCATTCCTGATCGTGTAACATTTCCTCCCATTCCACTATCCGGCACT